CCACGCGGCATTTACCTGAGATTAAAAATCTCGTCCCCCCCGCAAGGAAGCGGGGTTCAAAAGCCGTGCTAGGTCACCCAAGCACCGCAGGTGATCCACTCAGATACTGAGCGGTTCACTTGACGCCAGCCACCTGTAGAGCGTAAGTCGTATGACGTACGATCGACAGGAGACAGTGGATCGACGTATTCAGGGCGGATCGCGAGATCTTTCCTGAAGACGCCGTTATCAATAGAAGAGGTATCACTCCCTTCCATTGCCCACAACGCGCTCGTTACGGCAACGTAACGGTCCTCTTTCTTCCGGCTTCTAGCTTGGAACTCTAGTTGCTTGAAGAAGAACTGCAGTCTGCCACTTTTTCGACTTGTACGCAGTTTATCTGCACACTCGTCGAAGGTGCCAGTGAACCCGCCGTCGCCAAATCCTTCAGGGATTCGATGACGGAGGGGGCTCGGGACTGCGAGGAAGAGTTCTCGCCATACGGGAAGGAACCTTGGATCACAAAATCCAGACCCAGGAATACGAGCCCAGCGACGCAAAGCGTTCGCGAGTTTGTATACCTGCTGGACGTGATTAAGGTCTTCCCTAATGTATAGAGAACGCGCGTGAACGCCGCGAAACCAGTCAGCGCCACACGACTCCCGGAAGGGACCCGCGTGGAACGACTTTTTCGCGTTTGTTTGGAAACCTGCATGCTCCAAAACCTCCTTAAAACGATTGAAAGCCTGAGCGGGAATGATGATATCGTCCCCGTACACGCTCAGATCGTTAAGAGGAAGTTCGAGAGATTCAAGTGTAGCCCGTGCCAGCGAATAGAAGATCAAGCTTTCAAGCTCGAAAGTATATCCGTTGCCCATGGAGCTCCACTTGTAGTAGGTCCTCCAAACGCCGTCTAACATGTAGGCAGGAGAACGAGCTACGCCGAGCAACTGACACCACTGACGTGGTATTAGGCGCTCGACGAGTGTTCGGCTGACCGTGTCAGACGCTGATTTCAGGTCTACCGTAGCAAGGTGCCCGTTAAGGCTACCTTGCCGCGCTAGCTCCTGATTCCGACTCTGGTCGTTGAGGTTTACCCCAACGCGACGGAGACGGGACCGGATCACGCTACCGATTCCCTTCTGAAGAAACATGTTCAGATGAGGCTCGATGGCGATAGGTCTATCAGTCTTAGCGTTCTTTGGCACAAATGTCACAGTGTTTCCTTGGACTTTCGTCGGTGTCACGGTATTACCCGGGTTGCCTGACAGGTGATAAGCCTGCCACGAAGGAATCGTTCCCATGAGAATGGGGACGAACGCTGTGAGGTCTGCTGTACACTGAAGGTCGCCCTTCAGTTTATTGTAGGCGGACACGTTAGTACCACGGACCGAAGAAGTGATTCCCGGCCCCCACGAACATCTCGTTAAGATGTCAGCGAGGGCGCGAGACTCACAAGTGGCCAGAGAACCAAGAACGAAGTCACAGATCGCAGCAGCGCGATCCAAGACAGTATCAAACTGACTTGGAAAACGCAAGCGATGATTAGTGATTCGACAGGCCAGTTCAGCGTCGATAAAAGCTTGCTTAGCAACTTCCCGTGTATCACGACCTGTTTCCAGGCCGGGATATTTCGAGAGGATGTTCGTGCATGCTAAATCGTTGCGGAACTGATCAGGGTTCTCATAATTGCAAGGATCGATCTCCAGTTCCAGCAGCTGGTTATGCTCGTTGTGAGCATAAAGAAGCCAGACTGTTAAGGAACGAGGAGAGTCGACAGCCTCGCAAAACCTACGTACAACACGACCCAGTAAGGATTTATCCTTAACTGCGAACTTCGCTTTTAAAGGAAAGTTCATGTTACCCAACTCCTTAGGAGAATAAAACGAGTAGTTGATCGGAGAAGGAAACCTTCTCACATATGATACGGATGTAATCGGGGTTAGCGACCCTGATACCGTAACATATGACCTGAACGACCACCGGGTGTTAGACCGGCGGTGCGAACAGCTCGACAGCTTCGGAAATCTGCGTGTTCGAAAGGAGGTTCTTGGCGTAAGCCAGGATGTCCTTGCGAGCCTGCGCATCCGATGCTGCCGGGATCAGGAACTCGTGGGTAGCGGTGGTGAAGTACGCCTGCGTCGGGTTGGGCTGAACGCCCGAACCAGACGCGGGAGCGGTCACGGCCAACTTCGGATCCATCACCTTAATGGTGACCTTGTACACACCCTGGAGGTTGGAGGCCGGGCGGACGCGCAGACTGATTTTCTTGAAACCAGCCAGCACGCCCGCGGAACGGTCATGCCATTCCACCAGGTCGCCATCGCGAACAGCCTTGGCGAAAGTGTGTGCAGCAGGGGTACCCTGTCCGTCGTTGATGACGATATCGGCAAAAAGTGCCATGGTCGTTTTTCCTTATGGGAATTCCACGCTAACGCGTGATTGGTGGGTTGAGTCAACGGAAACGTTGACGGGCTAAGGCCAGGGCGGACGCTACCTGCTGAGAATTCAGCGAAGCCTCCATATTCAGGACGTTCTTGAGAATACCTAGAACCGAGGGCACTGCCCCCGCTACTAGGATAGATCTCGTAACGTCCTGAGCTATGACGGTTGGTACCGTCCCGCCCTTGGTGAGTTCGACTCTCGTTCGACTCGAAACTTGGCTAATGCGCAAGTTACTCACGCCAGCGCTTGCTGTAAGTCCTCCAAGTAGGTCACCGATTGGAACAAACCAATCGATGACGAACGAAAAGGGCATCAGCTCCCATGCGATCGCGGCAGGATTAAGAAGACCGAGTTCGTTCAGAGAACGAAGGTTGGGATTCGAAATCTGCCCGTGCATGGAAGTGCGCGGAGGGACGGTAGGAAGTTTCCAGGTTCCGTTGACAGGTTTACCACCTGACATCGAATCCCAGATACCTTGGATACCGCCCTTTTGACTACCCCGAAAGTCTCCTTTCGGGCCATCAACAGCGTGAAGCTCATCACCTACCTTTAATTTCTTGTGGTAAGCGTCCACGGCACCATAGACGTCATTAACGAGGGGCTTCCAACCATATTGGTAGGAAAGCCAACCGTTAGACAGTCTTTGGGTCGCGTCGAGGCCCTTGAGATTGGCATACTGCCTTCTACTGAGATCAGTAGAAAGAGTATTAGCCGCTTCAAGGAATCGACCAGCCTTGATATCCATCGCAGCGTGTCCTATGGTTGAGAGGGCGGAGACTACCATCTTGGCAGTTTCTCTCCCTTCACCTAGAGCCACGGCGGCGTTGAAATCGCCGGAACTGAATCGACTCAGAGCTTTATTCAACGACGCTCCTAGATCCGAAGCACTGGGTGCATTCGAATCTATGAACGTAGTTGCTCCTCCCCACATCCAGATGGCGTCACCGAACTTAGAGCCTTCGACGTAATACGTCGAATTGCGCATAGTTCGAGTGAATTGCATCTGCGTATCGGTCAATGGAAAAGGCGCCACGGAGCGAGTATCCTTATCGCCACCAACTTCCCAAGGGATGATGGTGGTGGTTGCGGAGAACAAGCCTCGGATCCCATATGGGATCGTAATTGGCGCACTTCTTTTATTGAACGCTGTCATGGTTTGGGCTCTTACTTCGTATGAAGCTAAGTTGGACGAAGGTCCGTAGAATGGAGGGCAGGATGCCCTT